CTACGTTCACTGATGGATTAAATAAAACAAAATGCAACAAATACGCAATGATAGTAGTAGATTTACCAGATTGTCTAGGAAGTTTACAGATAGTAAACCGATTATTATGAAATGTCCCTACCATTTCCTTCTGAAAATCATAGAGTTTAAATGGAATAAGGCCTAGGTCTAGAGAAATAATTTTAATATATGTCTGTATAAAATACAGAGGATCATTCATACACTTAGTATATTCCTTGACCTCTTCTTGAGTCCACTCTTGAGCGACATTGGCTTTCTTTAAATTAGGATTGCCTAAGTATGTTTCCATTCTCAATTACTTTCATCCTTTAATTTATCCTTTAACATAGTCTGAAGTTCTTTAGTAGAACCAACGAACAATGCGTTTGTTACGCTCTTAGGTGCATTACTTGGCACCTCTTTTAACCTACGCATTTTCTCTTGCAAATCACCTAGCTTTTCAGTTACCTCTGCCACCTGTTTGATAAGATTTCCAGCCACCTCATACGTTCTGGGGTGCTCACTTTCTTTTGCAAGTTCCAGTATTCCATCTATTGCAGATGAACCTTTTTCAACTAAATTGTAAAAATTTTCCCTTTGGTATTCATAGTCTTTTTCTATATCATCCCCACTCTTAGCCTGATAGGGTACAACCTCAGAGTTATCAAGTACGATCTTAGGAACAATTTTATCTATAACACCAAGTTCTTTATCAATTCGTAATCTAGAATCTTTCGTCATCATGATTTATTATCATCTTCACCTGTCTCTGAATTATAACCTTGTGCATCTTGATAGAAAGAAACTGTTTCATTAAATCCAAAATCATCATCAGCATCAGCAGTTGAAGGACTTGGAGTAACTTTATATCTTTGCTCACGTTTTGGTGATTTATCTGGCAAGTCTGTATACTGATCAACTTGCACAGTTTTAATAACTTTAGCAGAAGTTACTGGTCCGTATAGATAGAATTTAGTAGTAAATGATAACGTATATACTAATGCTCTACGAGTAGTAAATTCACCGTCATAACTATCTTCATATCCAATATTCCCCAAAACAATAGGAATATCTCTAGTGATACCCATATCAGCCATATCATTAATAGTTAATGCATAATCTGGTTGAAAGTAAGGAAGTATCTGCTCTACAATTTGCAGAGCATCATCAGATTGTTTTGCCATAACATATAATTCAAATTCAAGATTATATGGAACAGGCATATACTGTGTGTCTAATTGTTTTGTGTTTGCTCCCTTTACTTTCTTAAATCGTTGAACTCTACTCATTTTTCTAGCAGAATCATAAGCAAGATTTTTAATTTCAAAACCAATTCTAGGAAGAGTAATTGCAACCTGTTTTGTCAAATCTGCATCTTCACGCAACCGCACAAGAAACTTCTCTCTTGGCCCATACGCAAGAGGAACCTTCATGGTTTGTGTTATTGTTCCAGAATTGTCTTTACGAACAAGCTGAATATCATTAAACATCGTACCGAAAGCAATAACAATGTTTCGTATTGTTTCGTGATAAAATTGTTGTCCTAACATTATGAACTACTCCCTACATCCCCAAATGGATTTGATTCACTGAAGTCCAAAACTGTTCTACTCTTAATTTCAAACATTTCATTTTGAGATGTTTTGTCTTGATCAAAGTCTCCTACTATATAGTCCTCCTGTATCAGATATGCATCATCACCACTATCAGCAACCTGTTCAAGTAGAATACTTTCACCAATAGAAGTGCTATCGCTTTCACCAACTATATTATCACCATCTGTTTCTTCAAGTAACAATCCAGAAGCAACATCGTCATCAGTACCATATTCCAATCGAATATCTTCATTGACAGCAGAAGATTGTTCCATAGTAAATTGATATATAAGTGCGTCCTGTGATTGTTCACTTTCAATCGCATCAATATCTGAAATACCAGTATCAATAATTTCAGAACTGTAATCGTACAGACGACATCTCATCTTGTAGACAGGATTATTATCTAACTGATAAAATGGTTCATCGTGATCCACAAAGTTTATCTGGAACATCTTATCCAGAACTGGATGATAAATTACATCACCCTCTTGTGGTCGATCAGAGTCCGTTGCAGCTGTATCCTGTATAATATAAAAATTGTTATCACCAGTAACCGTTGTTAAAGTCGAAGAAGAAGATGATTGATCTATAGTTCCAGCTTCTAATAATATTGAACCACCAGAACTTGTATCTGTTTCATCTTCAATTTGCATTTGTCTATCTAATTCTTGAAATCTTATTTTGTTAACAACAAAGGTTGCTTCACTTAAATTCTGCAAACCAAACTGATTCATTAATTCTTTTTCACCAGCAAATCCACCATCAGCATCTTCCATATACATTTCTATAGGATGTTGTGTTCTATATTTGGAAAGAGAATCTTCTCCCCATACTGTATCTTCTGCAACAAGAGTACGATCCATATAATAAACATCATGACCATAAATCTGTATGGCCTCTTTTATGAGGTCACTATATAAATTTCTTTCAGCTGCAATGGAATGAAGATTGCTTGTATGAAATGCTGTATTAACTGCCATTCACTTACCCAACCATATAGTTTATGGGCAACTCAAATGCAAGTTGAATTTCTTCTTCTAATTTATTTTGTTCTTCCAATGCTTGAGTATATAATTGTTCACCATTCATGGTAACACCACCAAGCATGGTAACACCATTAAATTTGCTAAGGTTTGCTCCCCATTGTTTTTTGAGAAGGGTAGTTGTATATCTTTTCAGATAAATGTCATCATAAACATCTGTATATGTTGTTGGGTCTAATTTTCGATAACACTCAATAATCACATAGTCAACGTCAGCTGTTACATCATTTGCCCAATCCATATCAATATAAAGACGATTTTGATGTTGATTAAAACGAATAGGAGTTTCACCGACAAGAATATGTTCTAGAAAATCAAGATTTTGCATAGTCATTTCGTATTGAATGACGGATGTTGAAGAGAAATCAAATAAATCATTCAATCGCAATTGATAACGAATATCGAACATATTACCACCACCACCTGTATCAGTAAATGGAAATACTTGCACAACAGACACAACAGAACTTGGAATTGGAATAAAGTTCTTTCCTTCTTTCCAAGTTGCGGTGATTGAACTGTCAGCAGTATCGGTTGCAGTAGTCGATGCGTCAGAACGTGCTCTAGTTACCTCATCAGAAGTAATTAGATGTTTCAGATACATTTTCTCAATACCATCGTAATGATATTGAGCAAAATATTGAAGTGCTTCATCTAGACGATCATCAGCTTGATCATCGGATACGTTAATATCAATAACTCCAAACCCTAGAGCTCTGAGACAGTAACTTTTTAATGTAGCTTTTGTTGAAGGCGTTGCCATACTATCTTCCTTTTCTACATATTTATATGTAAACTAACCTCAGTAATTGCCCTCCAAGTTAAGAATGATTAACCAATAGTTCTTTCAGAAGGTGTTTAATCTCATGCATTTCTGATTTGAGATGATTTATTTCTCTGGTTGTGTCTCGTATTTCATCTCTTTGTCTTTGTGCAGATGCAGCTCGTTTCTTTGCTTGTTCATATGCATCAACATTACGATTAATAATAGCATGAGATTTACCATCTCTAACTAAATTTGAATGACCCTCAACCTGCTTATATACCCTCTCCATTCTATGTTCCTAATGCTATAGCTCTCAATGCTTTAAGTCTAGGTGGTTCTGCACAGTTAGTTCCCTGCATAATGATCTTAATCTGAAAGGATATAAAATCTTGCAGAGGATTACCAACACCTTCACTACTTACACCAGCGGTATACTCGTATTCATGAAAATCATTAATAGAAGCAGATGCTGATACAGTAGCATCAGGAGAACCATCACTATTAAAGTAAGTATAACCCAAATTATCAAAATCTTCAGATTCATCAACCGGCAAAATTTTATACATCACTTTAATATCATTTGTAGATGGGCGGTGAGCAGCAAATAAAAGTTTTATTCCTGTTGCTAAGTTATCCAATGTAACTTGTTTTGTGATATAAATTGCAGCGTTTTCATCACCCTCTGCAGCAAGAGAACCAACATGTCCAGATGTGGGATATACATCAGATGACGAATCTATATTATTAATTCTATTTGCAACTGCAATCATAGATGTTCTACCAAGATCAATAATAGGAGAAATTCTTGGCGTTTCTGTTTTCATTGTAATTTGAGTTTCAAATGACCTTAATGAAGATAATTCATTTGTCTCATTGATCGCTGAACATACCATATAAGGAACTTCAAACTTATAATTATCATTTAATGGAAATTTAATTGTCGGAACAAGTTCATCATCACGGGTATTTGCAAACGAGGTTTGACTACCTGATGGACTTGTTGCTCTAACCACCAAAGCTTCAGCGGCAAGAGAAGTGCCGGGCATTTCCATTATACCAATAAGTGTTGAAAACACATCCATTATTGCATTTTCTGTTGCCTTTACAACAGTGCCACCAATTGAAGATTGGGCCGTGGTTGACCCATCAACCACAGGAGTTGTAGATAAAGTCAAAGTATAACTATCAATTTCTGGATTTGCAATTGAAGTATGCGTCTTATTAATTTCTGTAAACGGTACTTTATGTGCCTGATAAAGTTCTACTGTCGCACCAGAAACATGTTCTGCAGCAGTTGTACCATCCACTGCCCTAGAAAGACCTGATATAGCATTAGTACTAATGGTGGTATATGTTAAAATCTCATCATCAATTTTAATATACCACAGATTATTGGCTAGTTTTGAATATATTCCAGAAGTATCATCAAAATTAGTTCCACTCGTTAATGTCAAAGTAGTTGTTGTGGAATTAATTGCACCATTCAAAGTTGTAGTCGCTGGTGACTTGACTCCAGAAATTGTCACATTATTAGTTGTAGCATACATATGATGATTGGGATGATTAATTTTCATCGTAGTACTAGCATCGGTAATGATAAGTGGGTCTGTACCTAAAGTTTGTGTTGGAACATCATCATTCGTTAGTGCTAAAACACCAGCAGTGGTAGAAAATTCAGCAGCTTTCACAGTGAACTTTGCATCTTCCATTGGACTCATTGACCATCCACGATTATTACCAGATTTATATAGAACACCAACATGAGGTTGTTCAGATATAGTTCGTTCACTACCAACATCGGTTTCACCCATTCGAGAAACCCAAATCTTATGAAGGTCTGAATTTGTCATTACAACAACACAGTATTCAGTTTCAGCTTCTACATAAACTGGTGAAGGAAATGTATATGTTGTTGCTGTAGCAGCAGTATCAGAAATATTAATATCTGCTGGATTTTTTACTACTCGACCAAAGGGTAAAACCTTGGGGCCGGGAAATCCATTTACAACATTTCTTATCTCTACCGTTACAGGGAGAACATCATCTTTTGCTTGATGGTATAGATCAACGGAAGTGATAAATCTTCCACTACCTGAAGCGTCACCTTCCATCATAAATGTTTGAGCTAACGGATCGTCGCCCTTATTATGCATTACATAGTCATTTGCAATATAAGTATGATCACCATCAAGTGTGAAGTTATGTAGTGGTGTATCATGAGGAACTTTCTTTAAATCAATACTTTCTACTTTAATAACTTTATCAAGATGGCTTTTTATTTCATCACCGACCTCTAACTGGCCAGGATTAAGTGATGGATATCTTTCTTGTGACATTTCACCATTACATGATTTCCATCCATCAGTAGTCAATAATGGGTGGTCTTCAGTAGTAAAATAATCACCACCATTTATAGATACTACTCTACGTCCATCTGTAAAGGGATAAAGCAATTTTTGAACAGTATTAATATTTCCACCTTCACCATGAACTCTATCTCCAACTTCTATGTCCTCAACATTTTTAGTTGTATGGTCTTCCATTGTCATTGGGGTGCCAGGTAAGAAACAGCCCTTATTATGAACCAAGAAATCGTTAGCAAAGTATTCGTGATCACCATCAAGTGTGAAATTATATATAGGAGTATCCTCTGGTACTTCTTTTGTTTCTATTGAAGTTATAACAGTATCATCTCCAGCATGTCCTATAATAGTATCACCTATCTGCAATTGACCAATTTCATCAAAATCATATTTACTATTAGACATTTCAGCATTGATTGATTTCCAACCATCAGGTGTTTTAAGGGGATGGTCTTCAGTGAAGAAATAATCACCACCATTAATAGAACCTAATTTACGACCACCTGTAGTCATATTATTTTGAAGTGTTAGAACCTCATTTGACTCACCATCAAATCTATGAAGTTTCTCACCTACTTGTACATCTTCAATATTTTTCTGTGTGTGGTCATGCATCATAATTTGTGTACCAGCAATGAAACATACGCCGGGGCCGGGCCCGCGCCACACGTTCTGGACTTGATTGGTTCGCGTTGGCCGGGCCGCGGCAGCTGCCGCTGCTTGGGCGGCCGCAGCTGCTGCTTGTTCATCATTCCAATTACCCTCAAATCGCCGAACATCATTTGTTGCAATAGTATTAAAAGAAGTTTCTTGTGTTACATCTGTTCTCGTAACAGTAGCATTTCTTGTTGCAATAATCGTTTCTTGTTCTGTTTCCAACATTCCAATTGCAGAATATATTGCACTTCCTGCTGTGCCCGGGCGCTGTTCTGTAGTAACTACACCATTATGATCACTTGAAGTAAGTCTAAACTCAATATCTCCCGTATTAAATCGAGGATTACCATCAACATTTGGATCAGGTATTAGAAATGTTCCTTCTACTTTACCTGTCGCAGTTGTAATCAGAGGACTTTCAGCTATTGGTGTATCAACAGTAGTATAATCTGTACTTGCAGGCGTAACATAAGAAGTAACATCAGTTTTATTAAAGAACGAATATAATTTAGTGTTAGGTTTAAAATTTTCACCCGTGAAAGTTATACTTCTTGAACGAACAATTGGAATAGCTGTTGTTGAAACAACTCTGAACCCTTGTGATTCTCTGTCAATCCTAAGGGCAACCTGAGTATTAACACCAGTTCTAGTTTGATCTGTTCTCACCGTTTCCGTAGTTCTTGTTACGTCAAACCTATCGGGTGAAAATTGTGTTCCACCTTCTGTCCAGTTATCAGTTCGTGTTTCAACAACACCTGACCATTGAGTTTGCCATGAGTTCCAAATAGAACCAAGATTGTTTGCTTCTTGAGCTAAAACTGCATCAAAATCACCTTCTTCATTAATTACCAGTTCTGGTATAATTTCAGTTTCAAACCATGTATCAGATTCTGGCGATAATATTATATTTCCCATCCATTGATGTGTTATAATTGGCCTAATCTTTTCTGTTCTCGTAGCATAAGGTTGTTCTGTTAATGTTACTTCTGTGTATGGCAGAGTAATTAGATCACCAGTTTTCTGATAACCAGCTACAGTTCTTGCCGCATCAGTTGAAACTGATTCTATTAAATTAATAGCTTTTGCTTTATGTTTTGGACGCAATTGACCAAGTTCAAAATCCATAGAATTTTTATAATCTCTGTGTACAGTATCACCAATACGATGCCCTTTAAAATTATCAACAACAAAACCAGATTTAAATCGGTTCAATCCGTTAGCATCAGTGACTTCAAAACTTTCAGCATCTCTTTCCAACAAACTTAACGCTGTATAATATTCAACATGATCTAATCTTTTAGCAATCTTACCAATATCCTTCATGGTATATCTTTGATGCTTTACTTTTCTTATTGACACATTTCTTGGTAGGAAAGTATATGCCGGAATAAACATAGTAGCAATTAACATACAATTGTCTGGAACTTTCGGTAATAGTGGATTTTCAGCACTTCTACCTTCAATTGTTTTAAAATCTCCCTGATTAGTTAAAATCAAAGATGCAAATTTAGGAAGATAATATTCAAAATCTGATTGAATAAAAGAGCCTGGTTTTGGAGTATCTACAGTCGTACCGCCGGTTCCTCCAAATGTTCTACTATAAAAATTAAAGGATTGTCCTGTTATTTCATCAACCGTTGCCAGCGTTGCAGATGCTCCTGTAACATCGTCCACTCTTGGACGAAAATCATAACAATCATATAACGGAAATTTACCTGATGGCTCTGCTTCATCTACATCAATCTTTGATGCAGTATATATTGGAATGTCATCATATTCCATTTGTTTTGCAATATCATTGTAAGAGTCAACCGTAAACATATCTCCAGCACCATGCTCAAGATAATCATAAACCACAAGAAGTCTTCCTATAGGTGCTGCTTGATTCCTTTTTCTTACAATCCTTGCGATATCATAATAGTTATCACGCTGTCCTGTATCAAGTAAATATTTTGAGGTAATTGTAATATCACCATCAGTTGTTGCTGTAACTGTCGCTGTTGCTTCAGAACTTGTACCTGTAATTGTCTCAGCAGTAAAAGAAAAACTATTTGTTGAAACAAAACTCATAGGACTAGATGTGCTAATAATTCTACCAGTAGCACCACTTGTACCACCTGTAATCTTTTCGCCTCTAGTAAATGTCCCTGTTATTGTAGTCAAAGTCAAAGTAGGTGCAACCGCATCGGTAGAAGTATCTTGTGAATCAAAAACACCAACTAACTTAAATGCATCAGCCCGACCTAAAGAAATGTCTCTATCCGTTGGTCGAGTACCATATGCATCAGTTGTGCCGGTAGTGACCTTCATCTGTTTCATAAGTTTAGTTGTTTTATTTTTCTGTGTTACACTTGTTTTGAGAATAGTTGCAGTAAGTTTAACTTTTGCAGCACTACCCAAAACAGTTGAATCAGTAATCGTAAGAGAGGCTGTTCCTGTCCCACTTTCTGTATCAGCAATACTAACAAGTTGGCCAACGGTTCCAGTACCACCACCAGCAGTAAGGATTGACATTACATAATCTTTTTCAATATGTGATACAAAAGTTTCATTTGTACTCGCATTAAATGTAACAATACCAGAAGCATTAGTTGTTCCGATAAACTGTCTACGAACCGTATATTGTGTATCAGATGCTCCAGAATTATTAGTAGTTAAAAGAGTCTTAACAACTGATTTTGGAAGTTTTTCTAACGCATTATTTTTCTCAGGATTAACAAGTCTTGGAATTAATGAATTTTCCATAATAATTCCACCAGAAGGATCATCATCACCTTCATCCTGAGTAAAAGTATTATTTGCATTAGCACCACCAGCATCGGTTGCATCTAATGTCAGATTATTAATAATATTTGCTCTTCGCTTCGGGGTTTCTTGAATCAAATCTGCCGTGAAATTTTGTGCAGCAGCAGAAGCATCTACCATAACCATAGAACGAACTTGTTCAAAAGTCCTTGTATCATCAGCATTAGAACCACCAACAGAAGCCAAAGTCAAATCAGTATTGCTCGAATCTTCTACAATTAAACTAGTTTCAGCAGAATCAGAAGCTTCAAATTTTTCTCCGTTAGAAAATCTACCAGAAGTTTTAATTACAGTTATTTTTGTTCCAGATGTAGTAGCAATATTATTTACAACATAACCTGTAGCACCAGAATCAACACCAGTTATTTTTACACCACCATTTGCAAAATTAGCAATTAAAGTTGGACTTGGCGTACCACTAAGAGTAAGGAAAGTAAACATTTTGATATCAAAAAGATAAATCTTATATCTTGCATCATCAGTACCTATAGTACCAGAGTCATATTCTATTGCTCTTGCTCTTGCTTGCCCAATGGGTTCTGGTGAAAGTCCACCAGAAACAGGAACACTTCCATCAGTAGTTATAAAATGATCATACAAACTTATAGTTTTGTATGCGGTTGACTCTCCAGAAATTGCAGTTATATCAGGTGTACCATAAACATTATTAATGACTGTGTAATTTCCTAAGTCAAATGTTGTAATACCAGCATTAACATTTTCTACATCTCTTGCCTTATTAATGTCTTTAAATGTTGGAGCTATTTTTTCAATCTCATAACCCTTAACATAAGCTTTACCAGTTGATATCTGACATGCTAACAATGCATTACTAGAAATATTTCCATCATCTGTCGTATCACCAGAAATATACACACCAACATTTTCATTTAATGTTGTATTTTCCTTCATTATAATTTGAAATGGTCGAACAGTATAATCTCCAGATTCGTCATAAGTTCTTCTAGCAAGATTTTCTTCCAAAATATTATATTCAGTATCACGAGTTGTAGATTGTGTCCAACCATTCTTAAATGCAACTAATTCAACAAAATTACTATCTGTTGTAGCATCATAGTCTAATTTTTTTAATGCCAAAGAAATTTGTAAACGATGAGCACCCTTTGCAGCAAAGTTTGACGAACCTGTAGCATTATCCAAAAGACTTGATTGATCTTCGGGTGTAACCAAAGTTTCAGTAATCGCAAACCCACACCGAAAATTTACAACAGGATCATATTTGCTAATAACTATTCTTTCTTCTAAACATTCTACAAAATGACCACGAATAAAATAAACACCAGCTTGAACATCAACAGCAACGCCGGCCGCAGCTGCGGGTCCAGTGGAGCTCCTAAATTGTGCAAAAGTTACGGTACTATCTGTGTCACTAAATGAAGAAGTATACGTTGTTGCAGATGCAATACTACTAGAATATGATGTAGTATGTGTTATACCAGCATTTGCAGATATATTTTCTCCATCTAGGAAAGCCTTTTCTTCTCCATCAGTACCAGTTTTAATATATTTTAAAAATAAAGTTGGTTGATCTGTGGTTGACGCAACATCATATCCAACTACTTGAGCAGTAACACCACTTGTTGCACCTGTAATAATAACAGGAGTTGTGGCATTATAATACTGTGCTGGATTAATTGTTTCACTAGCAAATGTTGAAGCAAGTTTCAGAGAATGATAATTGCGGAAAACACTGACCGCGCCAGGTATAACTATACTACCTTCTTTAAAAATATGCTCACCAAATCTTGCGACTTGATTTTGAAGTGCAGATTGTAGTTGGGTAAGCTCTCTTGCCTGAATAGCAAATCCCGGCCGGAAAAGAGATTTTACATAATTCTTAGATGAATCAAAGTCATCATAATATGGTGCTACATTAAGGTCGGTTTTCTGAACCATATTTTAAAACTCCACGATAATTTTTATGTCTTCCGTCTGGTCTGTTGCCCGGCTGATAGGTTTTCTATTTTCCTGATAAACTATATTACCGCTATCAGGTTGTAGTTCTGGATTTGCATACCCATTCGCGAATGTGATAGTATTGGAATTCACAAGAGTTACAGCGGTATCGGCCGTTGCATCAGGTGTTCCAGCTGCAGATGAACTTGCTCCTGTTACTGCATTAGCACCAGAGAAGGCAACATAAGCACCAGTTGTGCTATTCGTTCCATAATCACCATATCTTTCCTGATGATAATAAAGAATTGAAAGTGTACTGTCCCACTCTATTACTTTACCTATCGCACCAGTAGATGCTTGAGATATTTTTTCATCAGCAGTAAATGTTCCAGATACAGAAGTTAGTTTTAATGCATAAGTTTGACGATACGTTGTTGACGATGCAACTGTTGAAGTACCATAAGTTGTTGGATCAGTAATAATAGCAATGTTTCTGAAATCGTTTCCAGCAAGAACATCATCAGCCTCTGCACCAGTAAGTGTGGCTCTCATCATAACATAATGTCCACCTAACTCATTAACTGCATCGTTTCCATGTCCCTCTTTAGGACTAATTACAACAGCTACTGCGCCGCCGGTTCCACTTCCCATAGAAGAAGCGCTTGAAAGGTCTGAATCTGAGAAGGTATAACTTGAACCAAGATTAACAGTTCCGTATGTGTATGCAGCACCAACAGAATTAATTGTAGTATTCGTACCAGCAGTCAAACCAAAAGAAGCAATTGCACCACTACTTACAGTAATTCTTACAACCGCACCAGATGATGTACCTTGACTAGTTCCATCTCCGTATACTGCTGCATAATATGTTCCATTTGTATAACCAGAACCAGCAGTAACAACCAAACTTTCAATTGCACCATCCGTTGTCGCTGCACTTACGGTACTGTCTGTAGTTACAGACATAAAGTCTGCCGTAAGAAACTTATTTGAATCAGATGCACTAATTGTATACATATATTTGAGTGTATACCCACCAAGTTCAAATGTTGAAGTTGATGTGGAAGTAGGCTCTGAACCAGAATATGCTGTTCCAGCATTATTGTCTATAACTTTATAAACCCTGTTATCAGAAGTTCTAAAATAAAATGTAGAATCATATATATTTGACGCACCTGATGTAGTAGTATTAGAAGAACTTACATTATGTTCATACATATCATATGTCGTACTGTTTGCCCAATCTCTACGGGGAATCGCATAACTAATTTCAGTAGAAGCAATCTTTTTTGATGCAATCGTTTGATCCCATGTATAGAATTCCGTAGCAACGTCATCGGCTGGAGTAGGTGGTGAATCATCTGAACCACCAGAAGTTCCTGATGTAAAAGGAACAGATTTTCCAATCATTAGATAATAGACATTTGCTGACGCTTCACTAAATGACTCGTAGAATTGAGTAGCATTGTGTTTTCTAAATTTCTCTGTTATGATTGCTGCCATTTTTATATCCTAATGTTATTTATAACCAATTTTTTATAATATAACTATTTATTACCAACGATTAGTCCAAGCGGTTTTTGTATCATACAGGCTCCGTGGGCCAAATTATGTCATCCCCGTCTTCAGCGTTTCCGGCTGCATTTAAACAGTCTGGATAGCCCGCCGGAATATCGCGCAGCGCTTGGCGGTAAACGGCCCACTCCGTTTTCTTTTCTTCGCTTAATTGAGCGTCTGGATATTGCGTCCAATCAGAACTGACCAATTTACGATTTCGCAGAATACGAACTTGGTCATTAGTGTATACGAGGGGCGCTGGAGCGCTAAAGTTTGACCCATCCCAATCAAAGTTGGGCCCGGCCGCGTTGCTTGGGTCTTGCACCATTGTTGCAACCAATTCTGCTGTAAACATCGTATTAATGTCTTTATCTCCAGCATCAATAACTTCCATTACCTTGTTATCTTCTATTCTAGCGTAGCGCATTACTTGTACTCCTCTACAACGACAACCCCGTAGCCACCGCCATACGGCGTGTTGGCGATGTAACCGCCCTCGCCAACCCCAGCAACTCTATGATTAGTCGAGGTGTTAGTGGCGCTACCATGTTCATGCTTGCCTTGTATACCGCCGCCCCAATATGTTGAACCTCCTGTGCCGCCTTGTGCGCCACCATTGGTGCCTTCATCGCCTGATCCTCCACCTTGGCCAGGGAGGTTGATATCCCCACTCGACCCAACACCCCCAATGCCAGGATATGCTTGGTTGACATGACCGTGGGGCCCGCCGCCAGTTCCGCCTGTCGCAGAACAATGACTACCGAAACTAGTGGTTCCGCCAGCACTAGCTTGCTGGCTACTCACTTGGGCTCCGCCGTTTCCAATTGTAACAGTAACTGAAGAGATAGAAGTGACATCTATTTTCTTGATTGCGGTCCCGCCACCACCGCCGCCACCACCCCAATAGTAGCCACCGCCACCGCCGGCGCCAGTGACGTACGCTATAATTGTCGTGATGCCAGATGGCTTGGTCCAAGTCCCAGATGACGAGAAGTATTGACAGCTTTGAAATCCACCACCACCACCAGTCTCAAACGCTGGAG